GGTGGAAACTTGCGCAAAACCACCATTTGGTTGACCAGACCCTAGTGCGGGGACGCGTGCAGCCCCCTGACAATTTACATGTCGAAGCACCAATAGTTGTTAGTTTGTTATCACGTCCAGTCGCGTGACAAACCTGCAACAGCCGGGTGATTTACCAGTGTCATTTCAGAACTGAGAAGGACGACATCACAGAGATCTCGCAAGTCGTCGAGTCCGATTTCATAAGCTTCCATTAACCAATCGCGGAAGTCGTCATCAGAAATGGTGTGTGGCTCGTCAGTGATGGAAGCGGCGATATTGTCCAGTGACACGCCAGATGTGCGGGCGTGCCAAGTCAAATCGTCAAGCGACAAGCGGGTACGGTCCTCCATTTCAAAACGTCGCAAGAAGTAATCACAAAGGAATGGAACGTGTCTAAACTCGTATGCATAGGAGAGAGCCTTGCCTGCCATGTACTGGCTACGGCTGACGGCTTCACAGTGCACGCCACGAGCGTTAAATCGGGCAATGGCCTTACCGATGAGTGGGACCATGCATGGGGTTTCCAGGTGCGCCATGATGCGTTTGGAAAGAAAAGTGGAGTGGCAATTAAGAGGCGGGGACTTAGCTTTGAGAATCATCTTGAACAGAAGCACGGTGGCCACCCACGCACTACAGTCAATAGGTGAGTTAAGTCGAGCAAGGAGGTCATCACCGAGGATGACAGCATCTCCGTGCAAATTTTGTCTCTTGCATGAAACAGCAAACATCACTGCGTTGTACCAGCTGTTGCGGGGAGTCGTGCTGGTGGTTCCGGTGGGCAGTTGGTTGTGTATCACGGCTTTTAGTCCGAAAGAGCGAGATTGGACTTTGAAGCGCTCAAGCGCTGCCAACAGATTGCGAAACCATTGTGGCATGCACACTTTTGCTAGTGCGCGGTCGTATAGCAAGTGAACACGATGGCGCTGTTCACGATCATTTGCCGAATAGTCGCCTTCAGCGGTGTGCTGAAGGGATGGGTCGCGGGTGAGGTGTTGGGCTAATTGCACGTCTGTTTTCTTGTAGGCGGTGACAAAATTAACGT